TTTAGTGGAAATGATATAACTTCTGGTGCTGGAACTTACACAGTAACATTTACAAATCCATTCAAATCTGTTAATTATGCTGTTGGAATTACAGGCGAAGATTTAGCCACAGGAGATTTCTTCTTGGTTGAAAATAAAACAATAAATGGCTTTGACTTGACATTCAAAAATTCAGGTGGCACAGCAATAAGTCGTACATTTGATTATATTGCAAAAGGCTTTTAAAAGGAGTATAAGAACGATATGGCACAACACGATTACGATATAGCTAACCAATCATTTCCAAGTTTCAGATCAGATTTAAACTCTGTATTAGAGGCTATCAATACTTCTAATTCAGGAACATCAAGACCAAGTTCAGCAGTTGCTGGAACGATTTGGTTAGATACGACTTCAGCATCTACACCTACTTTAAAATTTTATGATGGCTCAGATGATATATCTTTAGCAACTTTAGACTATACAGCTAATACAGTTAATTGGTTAGATAGCACAGTTACAATAAGTTCATTAAGTCAAGATTTAGATGTTAATGGAAATTCAATTATATCAAGTGCAAATGGAAATATTACAATTACTCCTGATGGAACAGGTAAAGTAATTATAGATGGTTTATCTTATCCAACAACAGATGGAACTAATGGACAAGCATTAATTACAGATGGTTCAGGCAATTTATCTTTTGGAGATGTTGCTGGTGGAACTAATTGGCAATCAAGTATTGTTACAGGAACAACTTTATCAGCAGTAGCTGGAAATGGTTATTGGATTGATACAACATCAAATGCCTGTACTGTTACACTTCCAGCATCAGCAAGTGTTGGAGATACAATAGAATTTTCAGATTATGCAAGAACATGGGCAACAAATAATGTTACAATAAACCCTAACAGTTTAAACTTTCAAGGTAATTCATCTCCTAATGCTGTTTATGATGTTAATGGTCAATCAGTAAGAATAGTTTATTCTGGTGCAACACAAGGTTGGATTCCAACTTCAGATGATGATGTAACTTTTGAAACTCCACAAACTTATAATGCAGAATATTTAGTAGTTGCTGGAGGTGGTTCTGGTGCTGGTGGAAATGGTGGTGGCGGAGGTGCTGGAGGATATTTAACTAATTATGGCGGAACTGCTATTGGATTATCTCCAGGAGAAACTTATACAGTAACAGTAGGTGCTGGTGGAAGTGGTGTAACAGGAAATCCAAAAGTTCATGGAAATGATGGTTCAGATAGTGTTTTATCAGGAACAGGGATTTCAACAGTAACTGCTTTTGGTGGTGGTGGCTCAGGTACTTCAGTAGACCCTCTTAGAGATGGTAATAATGGAGGTTCTGGAGGAGGTGCTGGTGGTGGTGGTACTGCTGGTTCAGGAACTGTAGGACAAGGAAATGATGGTGGTTCTCATGCGCCTGGTGGAGGAGGCGGAGGTGGTGCTGGTGAAGCTGGTAGTACTGATGGTGTTGGTTATGGTGGAGATGGTTTATCAAATTCAATAACAGGAAGTGCAACATTTTATGCTGGTGGTGGAGGTGGAGGATATAGTCCATCGCCTGGAACTTTTCCTGGTGGAGATGGAGGAGGTGGAGATGGAAAAGAAAATCCAAATCCTGGTATAGCTGGTACAACAAACACAGGAGGTGGAGGTGGAGGTTGTAATGATTCTCCAGCACCTGCTGGTGGAAGTGGAGTTGTTATTTTAAGAGTAGCAACAACAGATTATTCAGGTACTACTACAGGAAGTCCAACAGTTTCAGTTGATGGAACAGATACAGTTATTAAATTTACAGGTTCAGGGAGTTATACAGCATAATGGCACATTTTTGTAAAATAGGAAAAGGAAATATTGTTGAAAGAGTTGAAGTAGTATCAAACGATATTGCTACAACAGAACAAGCTGGTGTAGATTTTTTAAATAATCTTTATGGAACAAATGATATTTGGAAACAAACATCTTATAATACAAAAGGTGGAGTACATTTAACAGGTGGAACACCATTTAGAAAAAACTATGCTGGTAAAGGTTGGAAATATGATCAAACAAGAGATGCTTTTATTGAACCAAAACCTTTTCCATCTTGGACATTAAATGAAACAACTTGTCTTTGGGAAGCACCAATTTCAAAACCAGATGATGGACAATCTTATGATTGGAATGAAACAAATCAAACTTGGGATTTAAGAGAACAGATATAAAAAAATAAGTGTGTGGATTAAATGAATAATATTTGCATTGTAGATAATGCTTTATCTAATCAAGATTGTGATTTTCTAATAAATAATTTAAAAAATAATATACAAGGTTCTTATGGTAATCCTCATAATTATAATTATTGCGATATAGCTTATGATGGAAACGATATTTTAAAAAATTTAACAAAACTTATACTTACTAAATATACAAAACTATATCCTGAAATAAATCTAACATATAATAAATGGCAATTACAAAATTTTAAATTTAAAGAATTTTTACCTAGTAATTATTATAATGAGTTTCATAGTGAACAAGGTTTTAATGAACCAAGAATTTTAAGTATTCTTGTTTATCTTTCTGATCATAATTGTGGAACAGAATTTTATAATGGAGAAGTTATAAAATCTGTTAAAGGTAGAGCATTAATTTTTCCAGCATTTTGGACACACACTCACAAAGGACAACCCTGTCCTGAAAATAAATATAGATATATACTTTCTGCTTATGTTAATTTAATTGATGATAAATAATGAATAATTTAAAAGACTATATATTACATTTAGATCATTGGATTTCTAAAAATATATGTCAAAAAAGTATTGAAGAATTATCTTTAAATAATACTTGGCAAAGACATAACTATATGGATAGTAAAACTTTTATAAGAAAAAGTAAAAATAAAGATAAAGAACTTGATATTTGTACAGGAACTAATTTAACTCATTTAAAAAAATTACATGATTTAACTTGGAAAGCATTAGAAAAATATATTTTAATAGATAAAATTGGTGGGGAAACTTTAAAAGGGTGGAGTGGTTTTAGTCAAATTAGATTTAATAGATATAATAAAAATCAAATTATGTCTAAACATTCAGATCATATACATAGTTTATTTACAGGTAATGTTAGAGGAATACCAATTTTAAGTATTGTATGTGTTTTAAATGATGATTATAAAGGTGGAGAATTTATTATGTTTGATGATTATGAAATCAAATTTAAGGCTGGAGATTTAATTATATTTCCATCTGTATTTTTATACCCACATTTAGTTAAACCTGTAAAAAAAGGAACAAGATATTCTTTTGTATCTTGGTGCTATTAAATGAAAGAAGCAACAATACAAGGATTATTTCCAACACCTATTTATATGACCGATATAAATAGATCATTCACTAAACAAGAATTACAATTTGTAGAAGATCAAAAAAATCATTGTATTAAAAATGAGGGGAATATTAATACAAAAGATAATTACATTTTAAATAGAAAAGAGTTTAAAAACATAAAGAAGTTTTTAGACCAATGTTGTCAAGACTATCTTAATAAAATTATATCTCCTAAAAATACTATAGAACTTTATATCACTCAATCTTGGTTAAACTACACAGAACAAAATCAGTATCATCATAAACATGAACACCCAAATTCAGTTGTATCAGGTGTACTTTATTTTGATTCAGATAAAGATAAGGATATGATTAAGTTTTTTAGCGACACAAAATATGAGCAAATAAAACTAGAGATAGATCAATATAATATATGGAACTCTGGTTCTTGGTGGTTTCCTGTTGAAACAGGACAATTAGTTATGTTTCCATCATCTACTACACACCAAGTAGATATAAAAAAAGGAAATAATACTAGAATAAGTTTAGCTTTTAATACTTTTTATAAAGGTACAATAGGTGTTAATAATAAATTATCAGAATTAATTTTATAACTTTAAGATGGGTTGGAATTTTTATTTAGATAAAATATATACTTTTGCTTATTGGGAAAAATTATTCACTCCTGAAGAATGTGAAAAAATAATTAAAATTGCAAAAGATAAAGGTTTAGTTAAAGGGGAAACTGAAGATAAATTTATTAGATCAAGTCAAATTTGTTGGTTAGATCATACTGATGATTTAAAATGGGTATATAATAGAATCACAAATATAGTTTTAAATCTTAATGAAAGATTTTTTCAATTTGATATTTTTGGATTAAATGAAAGATTGCAATTTACTAATTATAAAGCACCATCTGACAAATATGGAAGACACATTGATAGAGCATTAAATATATCAGTTAGAAAATTATCATTATCAATTCAACTTACTAACCCTACAAAATATGAGGGTGGAGAATTAATTTTATATGAAAATGATGAAGGTATAGAAATGAAAAAAGAACAAGGAACATTAGTATTATTTCCATCTTACATTTTACATGAAGTAAAACCTGTAATAAAAGGAGAAAGAAATTCTTTAGTTGCTTGGATTACTGGAAAACAGTTTAAATAACACTATTGATAGACTAATCAAAAATTGATATAAAAGCATCTGCAAGTGGGTATTACCTCCACACCACATACTCACTTGCTTAACTATGATTTAAAACTATGCAACTTTCTAAACATTTTAAATTATCAGAGATGGAAAAGAGCATGACAGCGACTAGGCTTGGCATAGAAAACAAAGCTGGAAGTGGCGAGATAAAAAACCTTACTGATTTATGCTATGAAGTTTTAGAACCTGTAAGAGCAAAGTTTGATAAACCTATTACAATTACATCTGGTTATAGATCAGAGGCTTTATGCGAGGCAATAGGAAGTAAAAAAACATCACAACACACTAAAGGCGAAGCTGTTGATTTTGAAATAATTGGAGAAAGTAATTTAGCTGTTGCATTATGGCTGACTAATAATACTGACTTTGACCAATGTATTTTAGAATATTACACAGGAGAACAAAATAGTGGGTGGATTCATGTTTCATACAAAGATGGTTCTAATAGAAAACAGGTTTTGACATTTGATGGTAAGAAATATACAAACGGATTACCTGATGCAAAGTGGTCAGGTGGAAAAATAACTAACTAATAGGAGTCTATCATGCCAATGGTAAGAGGAAAAAAATTTCCATATACAAAAGCTGGAAAGAAAAAAGCTAAAGCATTTAAAAAGAAAAAGAAGAAGTAATGAAGAAGAAACCTATATATGCTAAACCTAGACCAAAAGGATTAGGAAAACCTAAATCTTTTAATAAAAAGTCTAAAGCATATAAATCAGCTAAAAGACAAGCTGATAAAAAGTTTGGCAAAAAGGTTTCTCTATATAAAAACATCTTCATCTCACAAGCTATTAAAAAGTATAAGCCCAGAAAAAAATGAGCCTATACGATACTTACATTGAACAAGCTAAACTTATTCATCAAAACGATAGAAAATGGCGAGGCACAACTGTCGTTAAATACATTCCAATTATTAACGAAATAATAAAATCTAAACAGATTAGAACGATTCTAGACTATGGATGTGGTAAAGCACAAAACCATCCTAAGTCATGGAACGCATCTAAATATGACCCAGCAGTACCAGAATTTAACACAAAGCCTGATACTAGATTTGATTTAGTCATTTCAACAGATGTATTAGAACATATCCCAGAAGATAATATTGATGAAGTTTTAAAAGATATATTTAACTATTCTGACCAATGGGTTTTCTTAACAATATGCACAAGAGAAGCTAGAGAAATATTACCTAATGGAATGAACGCACACGCAACTGTAAAACCTGAAGAATGGTGGAACGATAAATTAAAAGATTACACTAGATATACTGTAATGTATTCATAATGTTCGACCCATTTGAATATCTATCAAATAAAAAAATACTACTTATTGGCAACGCAGATTTAAAAACTGAGCCTAACTATTCAGAATACGATTGTATTATAAGATTAAACTTAGGTATATTAGATAAACCCTGTGATGTTTGGATTAATAATCTTGTTAATCAAGCACATCAATTTCTTTATGATAAATTAGGCTATTACCCAGAATTTAAAAACATCATAAGACTTAATGCTGAAAAAGGTGGCAAACGAATGGAACGGATGCCTGATATATATAAGCCTCATGCTTGGTTATGGAACTTGGTAGAATATACTAAAATGCAACATGATTTAGATTATCATAGACCCACAACAGGATTAGTTTCTGTTTATTGGATATTAAATAATATTAAATGCGATCTTCATGTTACTGGTTATAACTTCTTTGAAACTTGCAATAAATACACAAGAGAAATACATCAATTAACTAAAACCTTTGCTTATCCATCACATGAAATGGAAAAAGACGAATATTGGATTAAAAGATGGCATGATGAGGCGAAACTTAACTTTATTGAAATTTAGATAATATCTGATATTAAAAGGTATGGCTTTCAATATTCAAAATACACAACCTGTTTTACCATTTCAATTTGGTCTTAGTGTTGAAAAAGGATTAGTTGAAGATTTTTCTTCTGCTGGTCAATTTGGTTATAATACTGCAATCAGTACATCATTTGAAACAGTATGGGGAGTAGGTGGAACTCCAACTTACCCATCAAGTGCAACAGGATGCACAGTTACAAGTTCAAATACAGCTTCAGATGATACAGGAACAGTTTTAGTAACAGGATTAGATGCAAATTATAATCCACAAACTGCTGTCGCTACAATAGGTGGTAGTGCTACAACAGAAACATTTATTAGAGTTTTTTCAATTAGAATGATTACTGCAAATACTGGAGATGCGAATGTTGGAACATTAACAGCAACAGTTGATAGTCAAACAATTGCTACAGTAGTTGCTGGATATGGTTCTTCACTATCTGCAATTTATACTATCCCAGCTAATAAAAGAGGTTTTATAGTTCAAGCTAGTATTGGCTCATCTAAACAAAAAGAAATAGAAGCTAAGATTATGACTAAACAAATTTCAAATGGTAATGTTTGGAATACAGTAGCTTTCCAATCAACTTTTGGTGTTCCATTATTTGAAACATTTGTAATACCTTTTAAAATAGAAGAAAAAACGGACATAGAATTAAGAGCCAAAGCAGATGCAACAACTGCTATTTCAGGTTCAATATCTTTATTTTTAGAGGATTATCATTAATGGCTAAGAGACCAAAAAATACTTCTGAACATTTAATAAGTATCTATGGTCATATAGAGGGTCTAAAAAAGTCAATCAGTAATTTAAAGTCAAATCATATTTTTCATCTGCATCAAGATGTGGAAAAGATAAACGATAAATTTGATAAATTATTATTTTGGATTATTGGTGGAGTGGGTGCTGTGGCTTTATTGTTTATTACTCAGGCTCTTTACTTTTTATCTAAATAATATACAACAACAACTTGTATGAAATATTCTCGTATTCTCACGATTTCTGATTTACACATACCCGCACATCATCCTCAAGCATTTGACTTTTTATCAGAATTAAAGAAAGTCGTTAAACCAGAGATAGTGGTAAATGGCGGAGATGAACTTGATAAACACGCATTATCAATGCACGACTCTGACCCTGATTTACCTAGTGCTGGAGATGAATTAAGACAATCTAAAAAATATATCTGGGAACTAAAAAAGATATTTCCTAAAATGATTTTATTACATTCTAATCATTCATCATTAATTTATAGACGAGCATTAAAACATGGTATGCCAAGAGCATATTTAAGATCGTATAATGAATTTTTAGAAGTAGATAATCAATGGAAATGGGTAGATGATTTAAACCTTAAATTAAGTGATGGCTCAGAATGTTACTTTGTTCACGGAATGGCTTCAGAGGGTCTAAAATTGGCTATGCAGTATGGAAAAAATGTATGCCAGTTTCACTTTCATTCAAAGTTTCAAATACAATACTTTTCTAATCCTGATAATTTGGTTTGGTCTCTCCAATGCGGATGTCTTACTAAGCAGTCTAGATTAAATTTCTTATATTCGAAGAATCATAGACTTAGATTTGTAATTGGTACAGGTGCTATCATAAATGGTCAGCCTAGACTATATCCTATGGTTTTAGATAAAAAAGGCGATTGGATAGGGAAAATTGTCTAAGAAAAGCCGTTTAAAGCCCCATACAGCCACGCAGAGAGCCATTGATAAGCAAATAGGTGGCAATCATTATAAAGCCTATAAGATACAGCCAATCGAGTTTATAGTGCAAAATAATCTTGATTTTATACAAGGTAATATAATAAAATACGCACTCCGAAATAAAGTTGGAGAAGACCCTACTGAGAAATGGAATAAGATTATCCATTATTGCGAACTTGCTAAAGATTTCTTGAAAAATAAAAAATAAGGAATATTAGGAGTCAATGAAATTCCTATATTTAATTTATTCTTTTCTTGTGGTATATTGGTCAGCACTAATTATTTTAACTGCTAACACTTATTTATGATCTGGCTTAAATTATTATCAAACCCATTAACAAAGATAATCGCTAATAAAACTATTGGTGCAATTCAACATAAATTAGAAAAAGATAAGATCATAAAAGCTAAAGAAATAGAAGCTGTTAAAACAGTATCAGTAGAACAAATAAGACAACAAGAAAATAGTTTTAAAGATGAATGGT